GCTTTTATAGCCTTTATTAGATTCTCTTTTGTTTCCAGATTTTCCCAATCCCTTGGTCGCCAACCATGAAAATCTTTATGGTAATCTGAATAATGGCTTGCTAGGTCATTAGTTGACCATGTGTTATAATCGGTAGCGTTCATTAGAACCAGTCTCCATTGTCATGGCGTGATAAGTACATTGCAATAAAGCAAGGCAATAATGCAATAGCAAGTACAAGTATCATCTGAAAAATTAATTGTATCATGTCGGCTTCTCTCTGTCTATGTATCTATTATAAAGCAGTCAGGCTAGAAGGTCAAGATAATTTTTTAGTTTCACCAAAATACAACATAGGTGTTTATACCTATTGACAAATACAAATGAATACTTTTGTTTGCAAAAGTAACTGGTCGCTTCAAGCGACTGGTAAATGCGAAGTAAGTGCTCACTTCGCAGTGGCGCACACACTTTGGCGCACACACTTTGGCGCACGCACTAGGCGCGCAGCGCGCTGCGCGCCTAAGTGAGCGCTCACTTCGCTGAGTAACCCTACTGGCATCAGGGTCTTTATTGATTATAGGGGTAAATCCTTAATCAATATCTATTCTCATTATCTTATTATCTCGGATAATAAAATACATATTAATATTATTCAACATAACCCATATACAGTTATTACCTTTGGCAATAGAATATTGCCTATTAGGGTATTTTCTTTGCATATATTCATTTACAATTACATTATCCATTTTATTCTCCGATATAATATTGTGCAATAGCAGAACGATATTCTGCGATATTATTAAAGCGAATATCATGCTTAATGCAAAATGATTTGAATTCTACGATTTGTTTATCTGTGTATTTCATTATATATAATCCTAGTATATAATAAGGGTTTCCCCTTATTATTATTTTCCATTCATTCCGATTTGTTTACATAATGCCCGAAATTGTGATAATGGCATATCTGATCGCATTCTATTAATACCATCACAAGCCAAGATAATATTACCTACATTATAACCCTGTGCATTATCTATTCTATCCATTGTGCATAATGTAAATATAACAGCACCTTCAATTAAACCACGTTCAATGGTCATTATTTCGCCAGTGTGAAAACATAATCCATTTTGACCATAATATAATCCGCAAAGATAATCGATTGTGACATTATCATCTGAAACCCGATTATTCATTTTATCCCTTGAACGTGCCATTTTAAGGGATTTTGCAAAAAAGTGTTGTAAGGGTGAACGTGTGCTTTTAGCCATTTTGAAAACCTTTGTATTCAATTATGAGGGCTTGCTGTTTGCTTCCCTCTGACTGTATTTTACACGTGTTTTTGGCATGGTCAAACCCCTAATTTTAAACCTTGAAAACAAAGGTATTCATTTTGAAAAATGTGTGCTAAAATACAACATAGGTGTTTACCCTAGTGTGTTTAAAAATGTATACCTTTGTTTCCAAGGTATACCCCCCAGGGTAGGGGCGGTTTCCAGACACTTGATTTTGCATTGTATGCCCGGCCCACCGTCATGCGGTATTTTTAAGAATATTCTACAAAACTTTGGGTGCCAAATCTAAGCTTGACACAGATAGCTTATCATGCTATAATCTACAATCGGCAAAAAATTTTCAACTTGCTCCTAAACTGCCCTTGGTGGTATAATGTGAGCAAAGAGGCCTTAAATGTCAAAAAATCTACCTACTCATACCGCTGCTGAAGTCTTAGAGATCTCACCAGAAAGCTTGGAAATTGCTAACTCATACCTGCAACTTCAAGACGCTCACCAAGTTGCTGACAACTTGGATATTCCTGTACATCTTGTAACTACAACCTTAAACCGCAGAGATGTAAAAGCCTACATCGATCAAGTGTTTTTTGACGTAGGTTTCAACAATCGTTTTAAAATGCGCTCAGCGATGGATGCCATCATTAAAAAGAAGTTCCAAGAGTTGGAGGAAGCAGAAATTGGTTCTAATAAAGACATTTCTGAGTTGCTGGCCTTATCACATAAAATGACCATGGAACAGTTAGACAGACAGATTGAATTGGAAAAAGTCCGATCACAGCAGATCAAGTCACAGGTAAATGTGCAGATCAATGACGGTGGCGGTCAAGCCGGTGACGGTACCCGTTATGGCCGTTTAATACAACAACTAGTTAACCTAGATGGAGATCAGAAGTAATGGACCCGGATTTAATTATTTTTGCCGTAGTCATAGTAACTGTAGTAGGATTAGTACTGTGGGATATGATTAAAAACAAATCAAGGAATTAACAATGCTAGAAACAATTTGTGAAGTAATGACAGATGCCTATCGCAGAAACTGGATTACCAGCAGAGATGGTAATGCTTCAATACGTCATCAAGATCGAGATCACTTTTATGTTACACCCACAGGTGTTCGCAAGCAAACTCTGCAACCTGACCAATTTAAAAAGATGGGTATTAGATCCACTGGCTATGGCTTATACGCAACTCCTTTAATGTACACAGACATCAGCCACAACTTAAAGCCTAGTGGCGAACTGCCTATGCACTTTGGACTTCAGCAAAAGATTAATACTGAAGTCAGGGTAATTTTACACTTTCATCCAACATATACTGTAGCAGCAATGTATGCAGGTATTCAGCTACCTGAGTTACTAAAACAGTTCCCAGAACTCAGTAGGTATACCAGCGTAGCCCCCAATGTACCCATGCTGCCTCCGATATCACAAGAACTAGCAGACGCCTGCATCGGTGCTCTAGGATACAACAAGGATTCAGGGGATGTTGCCTATAACATAGTAGGCATGGACCGACACGGAGTAATTGCTGTGGATACCTCACCCTGGCGTGCTTATGAACACATAGAACGCTTAGAACACATTTGCAAGATCGTACTTGCATCAGGAAAGTAAAATGGCTAATACTTATAGGTCAATTTTTATATCTGATGTACACTTAGGTACCAGAGATTGTCAGGCCGATAAGTTAAATAACTTCTTAAAGAACAATTCATGCGATACCTTATACCTTGTAGGCGATATCATAGACGCATGGCGAATACAGCAGAATAAGTGGCGTTGGAAGCAGTCGCACACTAATGTAGTACGCAGAGTTCTAGGCCATGCTAAACGTGGAACCAGAGTAGTTTATGTAGCAGGCAATCATGATGAATTCCTAAGACCAATGATTCCTTATGGATTCAGTTTTGGGTTAGTGGAAATACACAATCAAATAGAGCATATAGGTGCTGATGGAAAGCACTACCTAGTAGTACACGGCGACCTATTTGATGGTATTACCAGATTAGCGCCTTGGATAGCTTTTCTAGGAGATCGTGCATATGATTTCATCCTTGCTGTCAATAGTAAGTATAATTGGATACGTCATCGTATGGGTTTTGGTTACTTTAGCCTTAGCCAGTTTCTTAAGCATAGAGTTAAAAAAGCTGTAGACTTTATGTTTAAGTTTGAACATAATCTTGCTGGCTACTGTAAGAAGCGCGGCTTTGATGGTGTGATATGTGGACATATACATCATGCTGAAATTAAGGTGATTGATGGTGTCACATACATGAATGACGGCGACTGGGTTGAGTCGTGCACTGCCTTAGTAGAGCACCATTCAGGTCACTGGGAAATAGTTACATGGACAAGGAGTAGTGATGAACCTAAGCGAGAAGATAACAATTGTAATACCTTCGAAGAATGAAGAAAACTATATAGCGCACCTATTAGATGACTTAATAGCGCAAGGAGTAGGCTTTACCAAGATCATCGTTGCTGATTGCTCGACTGACCACACTCGTGAAGTAGTAGACCGCTATCGACCACAGCTTGATATTCAAGTAATAGATGGTGGACCCGTTAGTTATGCTAAAAATAAAGCTGCTAAACTAGTCGACACCCCTTATATTTTATTCATAGATGCTGATGTTAGATTTTTCAGAACAACAGTTATCCAAGATGCTGTATCAGCTGCTGAATCAGATAATTTAGATCTTGTTGGATTAAATGCTCGTTGCTATGATGGTGATGTAAGAGCTAAAATTGGTTTTGCCGTCTTTAACATAATAAACAATATTTTAAAATATACTTCACCTTTTGCAGTTGGTGCGTTTATGTTAACACGTACGGATAGGTTTCGAGAGTTTGGGGGATTTCCTGAACAGTTTGCTACATCAGAAGACTACTTTCTTTCTAGAAAGTATAACCCTAAGAAGTTTAAACTACTAAACCACTATTTCGGACAAGATTCACGTAGATTTAAAAAGATGGGTTATTTAGGTATGGCAACTTATTTAATTAAGAATTTCTGGAATAGAAATAATCGCGCATATTGGGATCAATTAGACAGCAGTAAGTACTGGAGTTAAAATGAGCTACTCAGACAAAGTCATAGATCACTATGAAAATCCTAGGAATGTCGGTAAGTTTGATCGCTTAGATTCCAGCATAGGTACTGGAATGGTAGGTGCTCCAGCCTGTGGAGATGTAATGTGTTTACAAATAAAGGTTGACCATGATACAGGTATTATTACAGATGCGCGCTTTAAAACGTATGGCTGCGGATCGGCTATTGCGAGTTCGAGCCTTGTTACAGAATGGGTCAAAGGAAAAACTCTTGACGAAGCTGCTTCAATCAAAAACTCTCAAATCGCAGAAGAACTAGCCCTGCCCCCAGTTAAGATACATTGTTCAATACTAGCAGAAGATGCTATAAAGGCGGCCGTAAATGATTACAGTAACAGATTCAGCAAAGTCTAAGATCCTAGACATATTAACAGAAGAAAATAATCCTGGTATACACCTTCGTACATTTGTTCAAGGTGGCGGATGTTCCGGATTTAATTATGGCTTTACTATTGAAGAGACTGTAAATAGTGACGACTTTGAACTTGAGTTAGATAGTAATTTTAAAATATTAATTGACGCTATAAGCATGCAGTATTTAACTGGATGTACTATAGATTATAAAGGTTCTTTTATGTCAAAAGAATTCGTTATAACAAATCCAAATGCTAAACACACTTGCGGGTGTGGTAGCAGTTTCGCAGTCTAGGATACTGATGCTTAAAATTTCTCGTAAGGATATTGACTCAGAATCAATAACCGAATTTCCAGCTGATAAGAGGTTTATTAAATTACCTATTATCAACTATCTTAAACTGCTACCAGCATATGATCCTGAAACAGGCGTGAGTACCACAGCCTGGGATCAAGTAAATAGAGCACAGATTGCCCTTATCAACGCAGTTAACAATCCCAAATATCGCTTTATCTGTGCAGCACTTGCTCGCAGACTAGGCAAAACTTATATTGCTAATGTCATCGGGCAACTAGTGATGTTAGTTCCTGGTTGTAATATTCTTATTATATCCCCAAATTATACCCTTAGTTCAATATCATTTGAATTACAGCGCAGACTAATCCGTAGCTTTGATTTAGAAGTAGAACGAGATAACGTAAAAGACAAAATTTTAGAGCTCACTAATGGAAGCACTATTCGTCTTGGAAGTCTTAGTACCGTTGATAGCTGTGTTGGTCGTAGTTACGATCTTATTATATTTGATGAGGCCGCACTTGGAGATGGAGAAGCTGCTTTTAATGTCGCTCTTCGTCCTACCCTTGACCGTCCTGGATCAAAAGCAATTTTTATCTCCACTCCTCGTGGTAAAAACAACTGGTTCAGTCGATTCTTTGATCGTGGGTTCTCAGATAAATACCCTGAGTGGGCTTCTATCACAGCAGACTACACAGAAAACCATCGTATGAGCGAGTCAGACGTTCAAGAAGCTCGTACAGTTATGTCGAAAGCTGAGTTTGAACAAGAGTACATGGCTTCGTTCTCAACCTACGAAGGACAAATCTTCCAGTTTGATGAAGAAAGATTTGTTGAAGAATATGTTAAAGATGATGGCGACGAAGTCATAGCTGGGTTAGACCCTGGATATAAAGACCCAACTGCTTTTGCAGTTATAGTTTATAAAGCCGCCCTTGACTCATACCATATCGTAGACGAGTATCAAGAAGCTCAGGCTACTACTGAAGGTCACGTTGAAAAAATCAGAGAGTTGATAGATAAGTGGGGAATTGAAACTATCTTTATTGACTCAGCAGCAGCTCAGTTTGCAGCAGATCTTGCCTATACTCATGATATAGCTACTATTAAGG